CGACATTTTCTACGATAGAGGCACCATTTGTGAATTGAATGAAATAATGCGATTGTTCGCTCTTCTCGGTATCCGTATCGATTTTCCCGGCATTGACCCCCACGCGACGAAATGAAATATCTGGGTTTTCTGATTTTTCAACAAATACAAATTTTAATGGTTCTAATTTTTTATTTACAACTCTATTAGTTGTTTTTTTTTCCCAAATTTGAATTCATTGTTCAGAGTTACGATTGCGCCTATACTGAAAAGACAAAGAATGATCCGACCGCCTGTATTACTTATGGCGTATTCAAACCAATTGACGATCCAATGGCGGTGATGGTCATTGATTGCTGGCAGGATCGTTTACAATACCCCGATTTACGCCCCAAGGTAATTGAGGAGTTTGATAATGTGTATGGCGAAGGCAAAGATCGCAAGCGCGTTGACCTCATCCTGGTTGAGGATAAGTCAGCCGGTATCAGCCTCATTCAGGACCTTCAAAGGGCGCATCTTCCCGTTCGCTCATATAACCCCGGCGGCGCAGACAAAATGCAGCGACTCAACATCGTCAGCAACGTAATCGCCCGCGGCAGGGTCTGGATACCTGAGAGCACCACCAGGCCTGGTTACGTTCGCGACTGGGCAGAGGGGATGGTCAGCCAGCTCTGTGCATTCCCTGAGACGACTCACGACGACTTCGTTGACTGCACCAGCCAGGGCTTGAGGTTCCTTCGAGACTCAGGCTGGATCAGCATTGACTCATTGCCTCGAGACGATTACGACGACGACGACTACGCCGATTCCAGCGCCGGCAAGAAGCGCGTTAATCCCTACGCAGCATAGGTGATATATGCCAGCTACTTATCCAACGATGGAACGCCTGCTCCGCGGTGTTCAACCCGAAGCCAGCAGCCGTGATCTAACTCGAGCGGAAATGGCGCAGGCTTTCCTCGAGGAGCAGCTAGCTAAGATCACCTCAAAGGAGCGGGCCCGCAGGCTCTCCATGACGGCCTTTGGTGGACCCGAGAGCGGCATCCCTGGTGGTATGGGTGCCGTTGACTTCATCCCTTTTGTAGGCTCCGCTAAGGGGCTCGAGGAGGGTGGCCGAGACATCAGGCAGGGCAACTACGACCTCGAGTCTGGCAGGTACGGTGACGCCCTTCGTAACTATGGCTCCGCGGTTCTTGGGGTTCTGCCTGGTGCTGCTGGAGCGGTCAAGGTTGCGCCAGGGCTAGCCAAGGCGGTCAAGGGCGGCTTGGGATATAACCAGGCAAAGATAGCTATGCAATACCCTGATGTGGCGCCTCCTTTGCCGGCTGTCGACAAAACGACTGGCAAGGAGTTCTTGGAAAAGCAACTATCCGATGAGGCGCTGGCCGTAGGCAAGGCTAGAAAGGCGGCGCAGAAGGACATTGATGCAGGGCGATATTCTCCTTATTTTGACGTTGAGCAACGGTATTACGCTGACGCAAGTCAATACCCATTGCAGGGGCGCACGGTTACGGACGCTATCCCTAAGACTCAACCGACAATTGACAAATGGAAAAAGACTTTTGACACCCCAGCAATTCGCAAAAGATTAACTGATGCTTTTAAAAAAGGATCAGAAGATGCGCTAACCAAAGACTGGTATGCAATGGGCCAACTTGAGGCTGAGTTCATCAAAGAGTACGGACCAAAGAAAGGTAGGAATCTATTCAAGGAGGCCTTTGCCGATTCAATGGGTGCGACAACCGGCGGCGCTGACCCGACGGCCAATCTGTTGATGGGCTACTACGGCAACTTCCTGCGTCAACAAGGGATTCCGCAACCCAAGGCGGCTTATGAGTTCCCATATCCGATCGGCGGCCGCTTCGCTTCCGGCAACATGGCGATGTACGATAAGGCCATCAATCAAGGCGCAGGCCTCACGGCTACAGAAACTCCTAAGCGATTTGATTTTTCCGGAAACTTCCTCGGCCACCGTGACCGCGCAACAATTGATGAGCAAATGATGACCGCGTTCGATCCTCGCTATAAAGCGCCCCCCGGTGATTCATACGGAATAATTGAGGACGTCGTTCACGATTTAGCTAGGAAGGAAGGGGTTGAACCGGCAAATTTTCAAGATGTAACTTGGGCTGGCCTCAAGGGCACGAAGGGCAAGCCGATGATCCAGCACGTTAATGAGGCCATTGAGCGCACAGCCAGGGTTACCGGCAAGACGCCTGAGGAAGTGGTACGAGACAGCCTAGTGCGCCGTACTCACCCGCTCTATGGGGTTGCCGGTACTGGATTGACTGCAGGCGCCCTAGCAGCCGCGGCGAGGGATCAAAGAGGCGATGAGATGTGATCGTCCAGCGCGTACTTAACTTCTTTGACTTGATCAAGCACCGGCCCGCCCAGATCCCGTTTGAGGTGAGGGTACATATCCCCGGTGTCGATCATGAGCGCCGCGGCCTGCAGGAAGGCTGACCAGATCGGGTAAGGGACGCGCAGCATTTTATCGCCGGTGATGATGATGACTTCAGGTTCCACTTTCGATTCCTCTTTTTCCAATTGACACCTATCGTAGCAAAGGGACAGACAAATGCCAACCCAGTTTCCAGTTGACGCCGAGGCCGATCGCTTCGTAGAGGGCCAGCCAGACGCCCCGCCTGAGCCGCCTGAGCAGGACATCTCTAAACTGTTCAAGGACTCCGACATTGAGGAGTTGCCGGACGGCGGTGCTATGGTCACGACCAAGACGGAGGGGCCCAAGGAGAACGAGGACTTCTACCGCAACCTGGCCGACGACATGGACCTCGACATGGACGAGGACTTTGGCGGCATGGCCCTGCGCTACATCGAGCTAGTCGAAAAGGATCGGCGGGCACGGCAGAAGCGCGATGAGCAGTACGAGGAGGGTATCCGCCGCACTGGACTCGGTAACGATGCGCCAGGCGGGGCCAACTTCAGCGGTGCCAGCAAGGTCGTCCACCCTGTCATGGCCGAGGCCTGCATCGACTTTGCGTCTCGAGCTATCAAGGAACTGTTCCCGCCTGATGGCCCCGTGCGGACGAACATTGTCGGCGACGTTGACGAGAAGAAGTTGGCCGCGGCCGAGCGCAAGCGTGACTTCATGAACTGGCAGCTCACGCAGCAGATTGAGGAGTTCCGGGACGAGCAGGAGCAGATGATGACGCAGCTACCGCTAGGTGGCTCGCAGTACATGAAGCTCTGGTACGACGAGAAGAAGCGCCGGCCCTGTGCTGAGTTTTTGCCAATCGACAACGTCCTGCTACCTTTCGCCGCGGCCAACTTCTATACGGCGCAGCGGGTGACTGAGGTCCACGACATTACCCAGTACGAGTTCGACCGCCGGGTTGCGTCTGGGCTTTACAAAGACATTAGCTGGATGTCGTCCGCGCTTGATCTTGAGCAGACTAAGTCGCAGAAGGCTACCGACAAGATTGAGGGCCGCAACCACAGCGAGAACGAAGACGGGTTGCGCCGTATATACCACATATATACCTGGCTCGAGATCAAAGGCGATGAGTACACGAAGGGTGAGTCTGCGCCTTATATCCTGATGATCGACGACTACAACTCTGAGGCGATCGGGTTGTATAGGAACTGGGAGGAAGGCGATGAGACGATGGCGAAGCTTGATTGGATCGTTGAGTTTAAGTTCATTCCTTGGCGCGGTGCTTACGCTATCGGCCTTCCTCATCTTATTGGCGGACTTTCTGCTGCTCTTACCGGTTCTCTTCGAGCTCTTCTAGACTCGGCCCACATCAACAACGCAGCGACCCTCCTGAAGCTTAAGGGCGCCAAGCTGTCTGGGCAGTCGGTGCAGGTTGAGGTAACGCAGGTCGCTGAGATTGAGGCGGCGCCAGGCATTGACGACATCAAGAAGCTTGCGATGCCGATGCCGTTTAATCCGCCCTCCCCCGTTCTGTTTCAACTTCTGTCGTGGCTGACGGACGCCGCTAAGGGGGTTGTGACCACTAGCGAGGAGAAGATCGCTGACGTCCAGGCCAATGCACCGGTTGGAACGACGCAAGCTTTGATCGAACAGGGCGCCGCGGTGTTCTCTGCGATCCATGCCAGGCTCCATGCAAGCCAGGCTCGGGTGCTCAAGATCCTGGGCCGCATCAACAAGTGGTACCTGGAGGATATGCAGCGTGACGAGGTGGTCGAAGGCTTGGACATCAACCGAGAGGACTTCTTCAAATCGGCCGATGTAATCCCGGTTAGTGACCCGCACATCTTCTCTGAGACGCAGAGGATGGCGCAGACGCAGGCCGTGATGGCTCTGATGGAGAAGAACCCTGATTTGTTTAATCGGCAGGCTGTTGTTCAGCGCTTTTTAAAGCAGATCAAGGTTCCGAATATTACTGAGTTAATGGTTAACACTTCCGGACCTGAAAAGGCTGATGCTGCAACTGAAAATGTGGCGATGTCTATTGGTCAATCGGCTAGTGCGTACCCAGAACAGGATCATTTGGGTCATATTCAGGTCCATTTAGACTATGCAAAGGACCCTGTATATGGTGGAAATCCCCTAATTGCCCCGACTTTCTCTCCAAAAGTCATTGAACACTTGAAACAACACATTGTTCTGTGGTATTTAAGCAGAATGAATGGCTATGTTAAGAAAACGACTGGGCAAACAGTTGAAGATTATGGATCAATGAACGATCCTAAGCCGATGGATAAGATATTTGGCGCCGTATCTCAACACGTTATGCTAGATACGAAGGAAGCTTTGACTGGAATCATGCCAATTATCCAGCAAATAATGCAGCAGTCGCAGCAAAGCAAGCCTCAACCGGATATGCCGCCGGATGCGCAGGTTCTTTTGCAGACCAGCATGGCAGAAACGCAGCGTAGGGCGCAAAGAGATCAGCAGGAGATGCAACTCAAGCAGGCTGAAATGCAAGCGGATGCCTCTTTGCGGACTCAGAAGATGCAGGCCGATCAAGAACTGGCGGAGAAGGACCTTGAATTGCGTTATGGCTCGAAAGAACTTGAAATGCAACTCAAAGAACAGATTGAGGCTGCAAAGATTGAGCGTGATGCGGTTGGTTTGAAGAATGACCAAGACAAAATTGCTATTGAAATGGCAAAAGGCGGGCTTGTTAGGGATGATTCGATGGGTATGTCTGAGGGCGGTTTAATTCAACAAGGGGGCGGTTATGAAAACCAATGATCAGGAACAAAAGGGCGTTAATGTTAACCAACATAAGCGCATGGCTATGGGTGAGAAGCTTAACGGCCAATCGCTCAAGGGTAGTACCGAGAAGAAGGGGGCTCTTGAGCAGGCCAAGGAAAAGAAATGAGGCTTATTTCTGATCTTATTGGCTTGATTGAAGAGCAAAAGGGATTTGTCGCCGACTCGATGTTAGCCGGTGCGAATAGCTGGGAGGCATACCAGCGGCTGGTGGGTCAGCATATTGGCCTTCAGATGACTTTGGACTTTATCAACAATTTACTTGAGGACTCTGATGCAAACAGATGAACTTGAATGGGCTTTCCCATCGGTGGAACCGGGGGCGCGGCCAGCAGGCGGACGAATTCTTGTCCAACTGAAGCGGACCAAGCGTAAGACGGCAGGCTCGGGAATCATTCTCGTGGAGGAGACGAAGGAGCAGGAGAAGTGGAACAACATGGTGGCCAAGGTCATCTCGTTGGGTCCTCTGGCTTTCTGTCACCGTGACTCTCAGCAGCCCTGGCCGGAAGGCGCATGGTGCAAGGTGGGAGATTACATCCGCGTTCCCAAGTGGGGCGGAGATCGCTGGGAGGTTCCGATCCCCAGTGAAGACAAGGAAGACCCAGCCCTTTTTGCCATTTTCAACGATCACGAGGTTATCGCGATTGTGACTGGCAACCCTCTTGACATGAAGGTGTATCTATGACCGATGACACTCAAGACCAAGAAGTTGGTGAAGTAATTGAGGAACAGGACGGTTCCGCTGTTGCGCTAGTTGATCTCCCGGATGAAGGTGGGGATCAGGAGGCGGGATCTTCTGAGACGGCGGAACAGAACCGCAATCGACGCCGCGAGAAGAAGGAGCGGTTTAAGCGCATTAACGAGGAGAAGGACACACAGTTGACCCTCCTGCAGCGCCAGAACCGTGAGCTGCAGGAGCGACTGTCTGCCGTTGAGCGCCGCGGCGTCCAGTCCGAGATTGAGAACGTGGAGAAGAAGATCCGCGAGGAGCAGGAGCGCCATGAGTGGGCTCTGGGCCAGGTTAAGAAGGCGATTAGCGAGGTTGACGGTGACACTTTTGCCTCAGCGCAGCAGGTCCAATCAGACGCCGAGAAGAAGCTTGAGTATTGGCGCTGGAAGAAGCAGTCTATGGTTGAGCAGGCTGAGGCGCCGCCTAAGGCAGACCCTCGAGTTATTGACCAGACCAACAAATGGATGGAGCGCAACAAGTGGTTCAATCCTAATGGTGGTGATACTGACAGTGACATTGCACGGGTAATTGACGCGCAGTTGGCTCGAGAGAACTATGACCCCGCATCCTCCGAGTATTGGGAGGAGCTTGATTCTAGGCTGAGGGAACGATTGCCAAATAAACAAAGACGCCCCAGAAGTGTTGTCACTGGGTCTGAGAGGGAGTCTTCGCCTCAAGCAAGCGGGGATTCTTTTTATGTAAGCCCAGAGCGGGTTAGGGCATTAAAGGAGGCCGGTTTTTGGGATGATCCTAAGATGCGAGCCAAAATGATTAAGCAATATGCGAATTGGAATCGCAATAACCGGGAAACTGCGTAAATGGATGCTAGAATTAAGAAACCGTTATCTCTTGGCGGACGCGAAACTCGTGCTAGCGAGGACGCATCAAGGGCTCCTGTAGAGGAGAAGTTCATGTCAGCGCAAGAACGTCGGAAGATGTGGAGCGATGAGTGGACACAGACCGCGCTACCAAAAGTGCCTGAACTTCCGGGATGGCATCTTTGCTGGCTCTCGACGACGAATAGCTACGACAGTATTGATAAGCGGATGCGGCTTGGGTACGTTCCCGTTACAGCGGATGAGTTTCCTGGGTTTGAGAATTACCGTGTAAAAGCTGGCGAACAGATCGGTCACATTGCTTGCAATGAGATGGTTTTGTATAAGCTTCCAATGGACGTTTATCAGGACTTGATGTTGCATATGCATCATGAATTACCCAATGAGGAGGCGGATAAGATCCGAGTCCAAGTTGAGAATATCCAGGGTGCAAGGGACAGTTCTGGTAAGAGTCTGGGTCGGGTAGAAGGCGAAGGCTTTGGTGAATTTGACCGAAACGTAAAAACGCCCATATTCCAAGGGTAACTTTTATTAGGAGTGTGCTATGTCAGCAACTAGTGCTCCGTTCGGCCTGCGCCCGGCGTTCCATCCTTCTGGTCTGGATCGCGCTCAAGCGTTGGCAAACG